GGCTTGAATTGCAACTTGACAACGCAAGAAAAGGATTTCAAGAAGCAAGTAAAAGGTTTGACGATACCACTAAAGGCTATGAAGAAGCACGCGAAAAAGGGTTAAAGTTTATCAACGATGAATCTAACACACTTGAGCAGCGCAAACAAACTTTAGATTTCTTTTATGCAAATAAATTAATCACTGAAAAAGATTTTACCGATGCAAGTATAAAAATAGCACAATTAGAAAAAGATGCAAAGCTAAATCTGTTAGCTGCTTATGGTCAAACATTAGGTCAAATATCAGACTTAGTAGGTAAAGAAACCGCAGCAGGGAAAGCATTTGCAATTGCTGCTACTACAATAGATACTTATGTTGCTGCTTTTAGAGCTTATAAAGAAGGTTTAAAATTAGATCCGACAGGAACATTCTCAATCATAGCAGCAGCAGCGGCAGCAGCAACAGGATTAAAAGCGGTTAGAAACATAATTGCAGTTAAAGTTCCAGGAGGCAGTGGAGGTGGAGGCGGTTCAATGCCGAATATGTCATCATCACCAGCATCACCTCCAATATTAAGGCCAACATCAAGCAATGTAAACATTGGCAACACAACACCAATTAAAACAAGCAATCAGAACGAAGGTGGCAAGGTGTATGTGTTAGAATCTGATATTACAAATAGCCAAAACAACGTTGATTCTATCAAGAAAAAAGCAACTATCAAATAAATTTATATATTATTAAAATGGAAAAATTGCCAATATATCGTTGGAAAGTAGATGCCGAAGACGAAAGCGAAATTACTGCCGTTGCATTGGTAGATACACCTGCAATAGAAATGAATTGGCATGCGTTTAGCACACAATTTGCAGAAAGCTATGATGACTATCCAGAACAAGCAAAAGAGAACGCTAAGATTGCTTTAAGATATGCAGAAGAGAATGGTTGGGGCGATTGTGGAACTGATGTCGGAAAGGCAAGAGCAAACCAACTCGCAAAAGGTGAGGCAATAAGCCGTGATACTATTGCAAGGATGTCAGCCTTTGAAAGGCATAGACAAAGTTCACAGAGAGAATTAGGAGATGGATGTGGTCGCTTGATGTGGTTAGCTTGGGGTGGTGATGCAGGTGTTGAATGGGCAGCAAAGAAACTTGAGCAAATAGACAAAAACGGATTTATAAAATTCAAAGCAGACGAGCAAAAGCAAATTATATCTGGCCCGTTAATGGTTGCAGGTTTGCCAATTTATAGACGCAATGAATCAGGTGAATATTACGGCATATTTGAAGCCGAAGATATTTACAATCTTAGAAACAAATTCTCTAAAAACCAATTCGGTAATTCGGTAAATAAAATGCATGATCCATCGCAAACCATAGATGGTGTTTATATGATTGAATCTTTCATCATTGATAGCGAAAGAGGTATCAATTCACCTAATGGATTTAAGTTGCCTAATGGATCCTGGTTTGGCTCGTATAAAGTAGACAACAAAGACGTGTGGGATAATTTTATAAACAACGGAGAATTTAAAGGATTCAGCGTTGAAGGCATGTTTAAAGAAGTGCAAGTTGACGCAAAACCACTTAGCATAATTGAACAAGTTATTGATATTATAAAACAAATTGAGGATTAAAAAAACAACAAAAACAAAATCTAATATATTACAATATGACAAGTAAAGAAGCAATCGATAAAATCAAGAATTTGATTAAATTCGGTACAGTAGAAGCTAAGTTTGAACAAGCTAAATTAGCTGATGGAACAATCATCCAATGGGAAGATGACTTAGGCGAAGGCACACCAATTATGGTAGTTGCTGAAGACGGCAACACTATTCCTGCACCAGATGCAGTTCATGAGTTAGAAGATGGCACAATGGTTACAACTGTTGGCGGTTTAGTTACTAAAATTGAAGCCAAAAAAGAAGGCGAAGCAATTGAAGAAGAAATGGCAGCCGATGCTAATCCTGAGTTTGTAAAACATCTTGAAGACTTTAAATTGATGGTTGAAAGAATGACCGCAATTGAAAACAAACTTGCTGAATATGAAAGCAAATTTTCTGCCATTACCGAAACAGTAAACAATACCGAAGCAAGCACATCGGACAAGTTTGCAAAAGTAATTGAATTGGTTGAAGCTATTTCAAACGAGCCTGCAACAATTGTTGAAGCACCAAAGAATATTACTTACAAAAAAATACCAAACAAACAAAGTGCAATTGAAATTTTTAAAGATTACCAAAACAAATTAAATAAATAAAAAAAAATTATGGGATTCGTAGTAACAAGTTTGACGAACTACGTCAAAACAAACGAAAACATTTTATTAGTAAAATCGTTTTTCGAGCCTAAAACTGCAACTTACATGCAGAAATTAACAGGCATTAAATCAAGTGGCCAAATTCCTCAACTAACAGACGAGATGTATTGGCAAACTGGCGGTACTTGTGGATTGATTAACGCATCAGGCGATACTTCAATCACCGCAAGAGTGCTAACAGTTGGTAAAATCAAAGCTGAAAAATCATGGTGCGTGGCTGACTTAGAGTCTAAGTACACTCAGTTATTGCTTTCACCAGGTTCTCAGTACGAAGCATTACCAGGTGGAATCGACCAAGCGTTTATGGAATATGTTATGGGTTCGCAAGGTGAAAAAGTTGAGCAAGCAATTTGGCAAGGTGATACCACTGTATGGCAAGATTACTTAAATAAGTTCGATGGACTTGTTAAGATCATCAACGCTGCAAGTGGTACAGTTCAAGCTAACGCTGCTGCTTACGGTACAGTTGTAACTTCAATCACTGCCGCAAATGCATTAAGTGTTGGTGATATGATTTACTCAGCTATTCCTGCTGCAATTTTAGACAAAACAGATTTGAAAGTTTTCATTGGTGTTGATAAAGCAAGACTTTATTTGCAAGCATTAAAAGCAGCAAACTTATTTCATTTTAATCCAAGCACAGACCCATTGGCTGAGTTTCCAATCTATGGTACAAACATCATGATTGTTCCAGTTCATGGCTTAACAGGTGTTAATGCTGCATATGCATTGAGAACTTCAAACATGTTCTTAGGAGTTGACTTGGAAAACGAAGAAGAAGAAATGAGAGTATGGTACAGCGAAGATTATGACACCGTGAATTTAAGACTTAAATTCAAGATGGGAACTCAGGTTGGAATTACTTCACAAATCGTTAAATTCACATACTAATTATGCCATGTGCCATAGTAAGTGGTTACGCATTAGATTGTAAGGATGTTGTAGGTGGCATATCAGCCATCTACATCACCGAACTTGCCAATGTGACTACTATAACAGAAAATGCAAGTGGCTTTGTGACTGCAATCACTAAGACTGCTGGGAAGAAATTTTACCAGTATGCTTTATTGCCAAGAGGAGCGAATAATTTCACTCAAAATATTCAAGCAGACGCAGCAGCAGGAACTGTTGCTTATGAGCAATCAGTTGTTGGAAACTTTTCAAAGCTACAATACGAAACACAAATCGTGCTTGAGCAATTGATTAAGAACAGAACAATTGTAATTGTTAAAACCAAAGATGATAGCTACTTTTTATTCGGTAAATTAAACGGAATGGAAGTGACTGCAGGTTCTGCTAATTCAGGTCAAGCAATGAATGAATTCCAAGGTTACCAATTGACTTTTACAGGAATGGAAAAAGCGTTGGCAAACGAAGTTGATTCATCTATTATAGCTGCCTTACTAACTTAAAAAAAAGTTGTTGATTGTGTTAAATTAAAGGCTGTCCATTGTGGCAGCCTTTTTTGTTTAACAATTTTTCTATTTTTTTATATATTAAATTGTGATAGAATTTAGAAAAACATACACCAACATTGTGACTGTTACGCTAACGGAAAATGCAACTATTAGCAATCCTATTTATTTGTTCCTTTTTAAGAACCAACAAAGCAGTGTGGATTATTATTTTATCGCAACCGATACATCGGCATTCAAACAACGTTATAATCAATTTCAAGTGATTGAAAAAACAAACCCAAACACACTAAGTGGTGAGGTAAGTTTAGGCAACGAAGGCTTTTACGATTACACAATTTATCAAACAAGTTTGGCAAATACAACAGGCCTGGCAAATGCATTGGCAGCCGTTCCGTTTATTACCAAAACAGTTGAAGTTGGTTTGGTATGGGTTGTGCCTGACGAAGTGCAAACAACAGATTATAATCCATTGTCAACAACAACTATTATCTACAATCCAGAATGAGAGAAAACAATTATGAATCTTTAATGTCGATTCAATTTACGAACGACAAAGTGCCACAATTTATTGAGCCAAAAAAGTCTGATAGAATTCCATTTGTAAAGTATGGCGAAACAAATAATTATCCAGAGTTTTTGCTTACGTTGTTCAATCGTTCGGCAAAGCATAATGCAATACTAACATCAAAGCAAACATACATAAAAGGTCAAGGATTTTATTTTGACCAAACCAATATGGATGGTGATAATATAATTGCATTGCAATCTTTTATTGATCATCCAAATCCTTATGAATCACTCGATGATATAATGGGCAAAACCACATTAGACAATGAGTTGTTTGGCGGGTTTTATTTGCATGGCATACCATCAAAAAGCGGAAAGAAGTTTGATTTATATCACATTGATTATTCCAAAATAAGAAGTGATGAAAAAAACGAAAAGTTTTTTATTTCTGACTATTGGTTAAACGAAGATGGAAGCGAAAACACAAATATTAAAGCAGACCAGTATTTTGTGGTTGATCCTTATGACGAAACTAAAAAGCAAAAGGATTGGATATTTTATTACAAGTCATATAGACCAGGTTTAAATACTTACACGCTGCCAGAGTATATTGGTGCAGTGCCTGCTATTATTACCGATGCTGAGATTGCCAATTTTCATAGAGCAGAAATACAGAATGGATTCAAAGGCTCAAAGTTAATTGTTTTCAAGAATGGTGTGCCATCTAACGAAGAAATAAAATCGGTTGAAAAGCGAATGAAAGCCAAGTTTGCCCCAACCGATAAAGCAGGTACATTTGTAATTGATTTTGTTGACGATCCGAACATGGTTCCTGAGGTATTGGATTTATCTGCAGGCGATTTTGCTGACAAATACAACGCATTAAATAAGACCATACAAGAAGAAATCTTTGTAGGCCATAAAATTACCTCACCTATGTTATTCGGAGTGCGTGTAGAAGGCCAATTGGGAGGCAGAAGTGAATTGGTTGATGCTTATAACTTATTCCAAAATACTTATGTTGCACCAAAGCAGGCAACGCAGCAACAGGTTTATGATTATTTTGCGCCTGTAAAAGGCAAGTTAAAAATTAAACCAACCGAGCCTATCATGCCATCGTTTAGCGAATCTGTTTTATTGCAGATTTTAACTAAAGATGAAATGAGGCAAATTATAGGTAGAAAACCATTAGATATTAAAGCTAATTTAAACACATCAATCGTTGATGATTTGAACGCACTAAGTCCATTGGTTGCCAACAAAGTATTAAGTGCATTAACATCAAACGAGATTCGTGAAATAGTTAGCAAGCCTGCAATAACAGGAGGCGAAACAATACCAAGTGCAACACCTGCTGCATTTAGCAAGTGCGAGCATTTTAGTTCTGACGATGAAGTTGATTACGAAGTGTTTTCAAGGTATGGCGAACCGATTGAAAATTTTACAAGCATCAAGCACAAAAAGTTCATTTATTCTAAGCAAGATTTCATCAGCAAATTAGATGAAGGTGTGTTGGATTTGATAAAGAAAACGCCAAAGATTTCTGTTGAAGATTTAGTTAAGATTTTAAAGGTTGATAAAACTAAAATTGAAACATCAATCGAAACTTTAATTGGCGATGGCTTAATTGACAAAGGTTTAAACATAACAGTTAAGGGAACAAATAAGGACATTCCAACGTTTCAAGATATATTTATTAGGTATCGTTATATTTTGCGCCCAGATGCACCTGCATTATTGCCAGGTGGTGAATCAAGAGCGTTTTGCGATGCTATGGTTTCAAATCCAAGGTACTTTACACGCGAAGACATAGAAAACATTAGCGATGAATTAGGCCAAATATATGGCATACCAAATTACGATGCATTTAAAAGGCGAGGTGGATGGTATCATGATCCAAACAAGGATGTGAATTTGCCTTTTTGTAGACACATTTGGAATCAAGAATTAGTTAAATTAAAGTAATATGGCAACGGCAATATTTTTAAGCGAACAAACGTTAAAAGCAGAATCAATTTTGCAAGATAACGTTGATATGAAAGTGGTAACACCAACCATTAAGGATGTGCAAAACATGTACATATTGCCAATATTAGGCACGAGTTTATACAATGATATTTCGGCAAAGATAATAGCAAGCACATTGACCAATAACGATAAGAATTTATTGGATTTATACATTACACCTGCAATGATTTGGTATGTGCGCATGGAGTTGCCATTGAACATAAATTATAAGTACTTTAACAAGTCGGTTGGAGTTCAGAATGCAGACAATATGAACCCTGCAAGTCTTAGCGAAATACAAGTGTTAATGGACAGGTGCAAGAACAAAGCCGAATGGTATAGCGAACGCATAACAAAATACTTGCTATCAAACCAAACGTTGTTTCCGTTGTATTTGAGCCAAACCGATGTTGACATTGACACCATATTTGCCAACAGAACAAACTACACAAGCGGAATGGTAATTGGTGATTCAAATTGTTGTGCAGGTGAGTATAATTTTCAAGGAATACGAGTTGACAGAGGCATGTTAAACAGAGGATGCAATGACTGCTAAAAAAAACGTAAAAAAATTACAAGAATTTATCAAAAAACAAAATGCAATTCTACACATTAAACCAGATACTGAACGACCTAACAACGATTTGCGCAAACCACGCTCAAATAAATAGTTTTAATTTTGGTGAAGTGTCAGACATTTCAGCAAGTGAGCAAGAGGCTTATCCATTAGTGTGGGCAGATGTTATTAGTTCATCTATAAATGAAAACACGCTTGAAATATCTATGACCATACGCGTTATGGACATCCAAAAAGCAGACCAAACAAATGAGCGCGATACATTGAGCGATTGTTTAAGCATTGCACAAGATGTTTATGCGGAGTTAAATGATCCATCATTTGGTGATTATTTTTTAATACAACCAAATGTATCATTAACGCCAATGCGTGAGGCATTGCCTGATATGGTTAATGGATGGGAGATGAATATTATATTTGAACTTGAGCAAACAAAGAATCGTTGCCAGGTTCCAAACAATTAATTAAAAAATTTATATATTACAATATGAGTACAGCATTAGAAAAGATATCCGCAATTGGTGGATTTGGATTTGTCAACGCAGGCACAGGAGCAAGGACTGGATTGTTTGTTGAATCAATAGTTGTTATGAGTGATGCAGTGTTTAGTGCATTTGCAATTAATGAAGTTAACATGATGACTACAAAAGGAATCACAGGCGTAAGTATTAAAGCAGGCACATATTTGCCAACTGATCCTGGCGTAAAAATTACGGCCTATACATTAGCAAGTGGTTCAGTAATTGAATATTTGTAATGGCAAATTTTCCACAGATAGGATTTGGTGTACAATTCATTAAATCAATTGGCACAGGAGTGGTAGCACTATTCCAATGGGGAAGTGCTACGGCTAAAAATTGGGGCGAATCAACAACAGAAACTTGGGGATAAAAATATAAAACTATGGCAAATTTATTAGGTCAAAACATTGGCACAAATTACAAGGGAATATTAAACTTAGGCAGTACAATTAATATTGCTTTAAGCGGAACTTTACAAGCTATTACTGATGGTGATGGAGTAGCAAGTCCGTTGCAACTTAGTACTACAATCGTAAATGTTAATACAAAATTAGGAGTTGATTTAGGAGCATTTGCACCACTCGCACCTATTCACGTTGGGGATAATAATGTTAACAGAAGTGTTGATTCAGTTATATTAGCATCACGATTGGTTAACGATACTGGAAGTATGTCAGGAATCAATGGGCATTGTTTTTCAGATTCAAGCGATATTAGCCGTACAGGTGGAGTTGGTTATGCAAGTTATGATGCAAGATATACTGCAACTGGTGGTGGTAGTTACGACCATTTCGCCAACTTTCAAAGTGCAGGTTCTTATGCTACTTCAGGCACTACCTCTTTTGTGTATGGGTATTGGCACGGGTCTGCAATTAGTGGGGGCAATATCACGAATGATGTTGGAGTATTTATTGCTGATGCTAATTTAACAGGTGGCACAATAACCAATCAATACGGAATAAAGATTTCAGACCTGACAAAAGGAACAAATAAGTATGCTTTGTATATTGAAGGTAATAATCCAATCGTAACTTATGGTTCTGTTGGAATTGGTGATATTCCTGCAAATATCTTTCAAATATCAACTGCTAAGACTACTACTGCAAGCAACCAACAAATAGCTTTATTAAATTCAGCAATAACTACAAGAGCAACTGCAAGTGATGTTGTTAGTTCATTGTCATTATCGCCTACATTCACGGCAGGAGCTAATACACAAAGACACATAAATCTATTGTTAAATGCTACTTATAATATAGCCAATGATACAACTTATCACATAGGTATTAAAGCAGCAGGATTTAGCGACGCAATGAGCAATGCAATTCCATTTTGGGCAGTAAATAATAACAATGGATTAAGCGTTAATTTATTAGGCAGCAGGACTTATATTGCTTTTACAAATACAACTGTTCCTGCAAGGCAAGGTACTGCGGGTGTTGCAACTTTTAATGATACTGGAATATTAATTGGAGGTACTGGAAATGCCGAATCGCATCTTCATATTGCTGCAGGCACTACAAGCCAAGCACCTTTAAAATTAACAAGTGGAACAAATTTAACAACTCCACAAAATGGCTCATTTGAGTATGACGGAACTAACTTGTATTTCACAACGGGCGGTACAAGAAAAACAGTAACATTAATCTAAAATTAAGCAATTATAATTTATGCAATTAACAATTAAACTAAACGAACAAGAGGCTAATTTAATATTGGCAGCATTAGGAGAACTACCTGCAAAGCATTCAATTGAATTGATATTAAAATTCAAACAACAATGTGAGGAGCAAATCAAATCTAACAATGTAGAAGAAGCAGAATTAGTCTGATGAAAGAAAAATACATAGCCTATTTTATAACGGGTTTATTCGCCTATTTATCCCCCATAATTACAAGCCTTATGTTTGTACTTGGACTGGTTGTTTTTGATTGGATTACAGGAGTTATTAAGGCTCATAAATTAGGTACGATAACAAGCAGAGCAATGATACGGAAGTTCTACACAGGGTCTTCTTACTTAGTAGCTATTGCAGTTGTCAGATGGTGTGAGTTATACTTTGGTAGCGAAGTGCCTTTGGTTAAGCCTGTCATAGCAATGATAGCGTTGAGCGAATTGCAATCTATGAGGGAGAATATTCAAGCTATAACTGGTGTTGATTTGCTTAAGAATCTTTTTGCTTTACTTCAGCGAAAATCAGAACTTTGAAAATAACCAAATTAAATAAAGAAGGTTTAGATTTAATCAAGCAGTTTGAAGGTCTTAAACTATCTGCTTACTTATGTTCAGCTAATGTACCCACAATTGGTTACGGAACGATTAGATACCCTAACCTTACTAAGGTGAAGTTAGGTGACATCTGTACTTTAGAACAAGCGGAAATCTATCTTAAAAACGATGTAGCACAATTCGAATTATCAGTAGATGCAATGTGTACGGATTTATTAAACCAAAATCAGTTCAATGCTTTAGTTTCTTTTGCTTATAATCTTGGTGGAGGTGCTTTGAAGTCTTCAACACTATTGAAGACAGTTAATGCCGATCCAAACAACAAAGCAATCAAAGGAGAATTTAGCAAGTGGATTAATGCAGGAGGAAGACCCGTGAAGGGTTTAGTAATTAGAAGAGAGAAAGAAGCTAATCATTACTTTTTATAATGGAAACAACAATAGAATTTCCTTACGAGTTACCTTTTACACCTGATGAATCTTATGGATGGGAATGAAGAAAATGTTGAAGAATTATACTACGAAGAAGCAGACACAAGAGGTCAGATTCTACTTCATTGTTATAACGCAATCGCAGCAACTGAGATGTTAGATTCGTATGTAAAGAAAGACATTGCTAAAAAAGAAAACATAAGGCGAAAGGCTTTAGAAGTTATAGATTATTACATAGCGGAAATTCACGCAGAAATATTTGATGAAAACAATGAAGATTAACAAAACTAAATTAGCGGAAGAAGTTGTACTTGAGAATCCGAGTATAACCGCAAATAGAACACTTGCAAAGATACTTTTAAATAAGTATCCATTGTTATTTGATGACCTTGAGAAAGCGAGGAGTGCTATCAGAACTGCAACTGGTACTTGTGGTCCAGTGAGAAATGCCAATAGAAAAAATTTACTATCTCCATTCTTAGAAAAGTTAAATAAGGCACGTTCAGAAGTTGACTTAGATTTAAGGCAGCAAGAAGATAAGACTCCGTATGTCTTTTCAGAACATTATAACAAGGCTTTAGTTGTTGGTGATTTTCATTACCCTTATACAGACATAGACTCGTTGACATTAGCTTTAGAGTATGGCTATAATCAAGGTATAGACTGCATTATAATCAATGGTGATTCTTTAGACTTCAACACTATATCACGATTCATAAGTAAGCCTGATGAGATGCGAGTGATGGAACAGATTGAAGGTGTTAAGAATCTTTTAAAGTGGATACAAAACGTGATGGATGTTAAGATAGTTTTTCACGTTGGAAATCACGACAAGAGAATTGAGGAGTACGTTATAAGACAAGCACCAGAACTCTACCATAATAATAGATTAGATAAATTACTGATGCTTGAAGATATGAAGATTGACTATGTGCAAGACTACAGATTTATGCGATTTGGCAATTTAAACATTGCTCACGGACATTACATTGTTAAAGGTATATTTGCACCTGTTTCACCTGCGAGGGGAGTCTTTACTAAAACGAACACATCGACTCTTATCAGTCACGTTCATCGCACATCTGAGCATATGGAATCAGATATGAATGGCAATGTAATAGGGTGCTTCTCAATAGGTGCAATGACTACCATTACTCCTGACTATAATCCTCAAGTGAGTAAGCATAATCAAGGCTTTGCAATTGTAATCAAAGACCCGATTACTGGAGAATTCGAAGTGAATAATAAGAAAATAATTAACCATAAAATAAGATGACAAACGATTTTTTAACAGAGGTAACTTTAAAGAGTGGAGAAGCTACTTACTCGATGTTGTGTGATATGAGCCTAACTGAAGAGGCAGTCGACTTTATGTTTAGACTTTTAATTATGAGTGGGCATCACCAAGATAATGTTGCAAGTTCTATGATTGAGATTGGCAACATTTATTTAAAAGATAAGGAATGAAGGTAGGCGAGTTAAAACCGCTCACAAAGGAGCAGGAGGAAGGCATAAAGAAAGAAGCACAAGAAAGAAAAAGACTTTGCGAGATAGTCCAAGAAAACTACAGAAAGTATCCATTTAACAAAAGAACAAAGAAATGATTTACATATTATTAATTTTAACTATAATTTGTAATGCCATAATGGATTCAATTATGAGCAATGATTCGTTTGCTAAGTATGGTTTATATTTTAGTAGGGATGGGTGGAAGGTGAAGTATCAGTTAACGGAATGGCTTAATAAGTTCTTACCATTATGGTTAAGCAAGTTCTTAGCATTTGATGTCTTGGTAGTGTTTACAGAATTGTATAAGGTAGCTAAAATGATTATGATAATATCTTTTATGGTTGCGATATTTGGGTTCACTATACACGCTTTAATAGCTTACTTTGTTTGGGGATTATTGTTTAGTTTTTTTTATGCAGTTATAAGATGAAAAGATACTGGATAGAAATTACATTAATAACAATGTTTAGTCTGCTAATGTGGTGGACTTGCAATCAACCATCACCAAAGCCAAGTAAGGGCTATCAGAAAGCAATAGATTCCATTGGTGAGGTATTAGATTCAGTTAGTAAGATAGAGCGAATACAAATCACTAAAACAACTTTAATAAATAACTACTATGATAGCAGTAAGATTTACATTATCAATATGCCTGATTCTAATCAGCCTATTCTCCTACGGACAAACATCAACCGATTCAGTTACCTGCTTGAGCAATCGGGATATTAAAATAATCAACCTTGCATTTAACCAACTTGACAAGTATATGAGCTTAGATAGCAACAACACCAAGCTAATAGCCACTAAGGATGCCAAGATTAAACTCTTGGAATGGCAGTTTCAACTTAGATCGGACCAATTAACGGAGGCAAATACCACAATTGCCTACCACGAAAAGGAAATTAAACACCTAAAAAGGACAATTTTAGTCCACAAAATCGCAGTAATTAGTGCGATTGTCTTTACTATTTTAATTTTAAACTAAAAATAATGGGCTTGATTTTCAAGTAGTTACAAGTTATTTTTGTCCATAGTAGTTATTATTTAAATATTTATTATAATTTTACATCCAGATAAGAGACAATAAATTAACCATTATGAAAAACTACACATCACAAATTATCAATACTGAAATAAGCAGATTATTAACTACTGGTAAATATTCTTTCAAAACAACATTAGGATCATCACTTATTTATATTGTTTTGGATTATGTAAGAGATATAGAAGGAACTAACAGTGAATTGTTTTTATCACTTCAAAAAAATTTAAAATTTAGCGGAATTTTCCCAAATCAAATACCTAAAATAGTTGAAACAATTATGAGTATTGAAGATGCAGAAATTATCGAAGAAATAAACAATACAATAGAAAACTTTAATAACTAAAATTATGAAAAACCAATTAGAAGCAATCGCAATCAGCCAAAAAAACCCTAACTTATTTTTTTTAATAAATTTCCATAATGACGGAAATAAAATTAAAGGAATTAGAGAATGTGAATCAGAAGCAAAAGCTAAGTTTTTTGCAGAACAAAAGCCAACTTCAAATACTTGGATTTTAAACAATGGAGTATTAAATCCTGCATAATTTTAACAACAAAAAAAATAACCATTATGACAACCGAAGTAACAAAAACCACCTACGATGGACAAAAGTTCACAGAATTAGGTTCTTATTCATCTTTAGAATCTGCTCACGGAGAACACAGCCATTATGAACACCAACAAACCTTTGAGGACATTGAAGCAAGTAAAAAAGCAATTAAATACTTTATGCAAAGCAAAGAAGTATTGCATATCGATGATAAATATAAATATGGCGTTGGATTTACAATGGAAATGCTGTTTTCATCAAAGATTAAAAATTATTTATCAATCAAATCAATTAAATGGTTTGTAACAATATCGCCACATATTGACAATAAAATATACGTTTTTATTTATTGTTCACCAGTAGAATAGGATTGGATATAAATTATGAAATTAAAGTGCAATGTCTGTCACGCAAGTCCAATTGTGGATGTGGCTAAAGAACCTAATCACACTAACGACTTAGTGTGTTGTCCAAGTTGCGACAAACAATTAGCTTATGCTACTGAAAAAAATTATTCCACAAAATTAATTTGGAAGCCAATTGACACAGAGTATAATATAGACTTAGGGTTTTCTCCTGTAGAAATTATCTTCAGTAACAACTAAACTAAACTAAAATAACAATGATAACTAAAAAAGAAGCAGCCACGTTTATGCGTGAGCGTGGTTTGTCGGACAAGATTCAACAAGCCGTCAACAAACACAACCTAAGTAATCCTGATAACAGGATGACATTATCGGACTTCATTAACCAAGCGATCAAGGAGAAGCTAAAACAAAAATGAGCATATTTTATAAACAACCGCAGCACAGAGAAAACGTGATTATAGACAACGATTTGAATAGGTATAACCGAATCCTCAGACTTAGACAAATCGCTCAGGAAATCGCAGCAGAACGTCACGATTGCACTAAGTTATACCAAGCCGATAGACTACTGACTGCAATTACCTCGAAACTCAATTCAAGATTCAATCACCAAAACCGATTTAATTATAATTAATATGACAGACATACATTACCAAGCAATGGCAAATTACATCATTGCAGACCTCATAGAAAAGGCTAACTCAGCAACAGACCGATTTCAGATAGAGGCTTTAAGAACAGAGGCTGAAGGCTTAGGATTAGATGTTGACTTTGATTCTATTTGGCAAGAGACTTTACAAAAGTCCGTGCAATTTCACAGAGATTTAAACTGGTTTAAGACTTTCGGCATATGAGCAACGAATTACAAGAATACATAGACAAATTTTATAAATCAATATTATGAAAAAAACAATAACAATAATAACAACACTAATTCTGATTAGTTTATTTGGTTGCAAAAAACAAGAATGTCCAAAACCAATCTACAAAAAAGTTTTTGCTGTGTACACGGGTCAACAATTGATTGTTGATGGAGTGACACAAAAAAGAGGATATTATCTTGAATTATTACCTTCAGGCGAACATACTTTTACCGCAATTTCTCAACAGCAAGTAGGGTTGACGATATTCGTAGAAGATTCACTGGTCTATGATAGTAATTATGTGTGGCAATTAACTGCAAAAATTAAAATATGAGCGAATTAAACGACTACATAGACAAGTGTCTAAGTGAAATCCTATTCAACGGATGCAAGATACCAAGTTCACATCTCAAACTTTACTTTGAGAACGTAGCTTTAATGGCCAAGATTGAGCAGACTGGCAAGATTAAAGACGCTATGTTTAATAATAAAGATAAATGAAAACAAAAAATCAACCCGCTATATTGGCTAAACTTTCAATCGAAGACGGTCAGTAGTGCTTTCTGCTAACGTCTCGGTGCTTGTAGATGCCAACCTACACGCTCCTATAAATTCGGTTGGTATTTACAAACACCTGTTATAAGAAGTAGCGGGTAATTAAAAAAAGTAATTATGAAAATAGGACAATTTGTAATAATAGATTTAAGGAATATGGACTTTATGAAAGATAAAAAAAATAAAATATGTCTATATGATACGGAACAAGAAGCGTATGAAGTTTGTGGAATGTACGAGTTTGAAAATGCTTGGGTTTGCGAATTGAAGTATAATCATATTGAAGACGATTAGTAGCTATTTCTTATAACGTATGGTGCTATACGAAGGAGGCGATTATTAGCACTAAATTGATGCGGAGTACAAATGTTTGTTTAATCACAAATGTTTCTGCGGAGTACCGAACCGACTCTTTTGTATAGCACGTGTTATAAGACGTATTATTTTTTTTGAGCGTAGGCAAATAACTAAAATTTAAAATAGAAATATGAAATTAGATTTAATAACAAACAAAGCTGAAAGGCAAGGAGAAGTAAATCCAAATGATGAGTTTTACACTCCAAATTATGCGATTGAACCACTGTTGAAATACTTAAAACTAAGTAGCTTTATTTGGTGTCCATTTGATACACAAGAAAGCAACTTTGTAAAAATGTTAATCAATGCAGGACACAATGTTCATTGGACGCATATTGAAGCAGGAATGGATTTCTTTACAGAAGAACCACCAAAGGGAGTTGATTACATTATTTCAAATCCACCTTATTCAATGAAACACGAAGTTTTTGAACGATTGTTTAATCTGAATATTCCTTTTGCAATGCTTGTTGGAGTAGTAGGATTATTTGAAAGCCAAAAACGATTTACAATGTTTAAGAATAACGACTTTGAAATAATGTATTTTGACAAAAGGATTAGCTACTTCAAAAGCTATGCAGACCAAAAACCAAGTTTAAATCCACCGTTTTCGAGCGTGTATGTTTGCAAAGATTTACTTCCGAAGCAGATTGTCTTTGAAGCGTTGGCAAAAAAATAATATTTCTTATAACTACCATATAGCCGAGTAATTATATCGCATATCAAACAAATAAATAACAATGAAAAAACTTTTAACAATTGCCATCGTACTATTAACGATGACCGCAACCGCTCAGACTGCTAAGTTTGACAGAAACGAGAACCAAGAATTAACCGATGACCAAGGCGAGAATGAACTTGAACGACCTAAAGACACACCTGTTGACAATGGAGTTATAATTCTAATCATTGGAGGATTGATACTTGGATTTGTAGCTATTAAAAAAAACCTTTTAACCAATAACAACAATGACAACTAAAACACACTGGAAAAAAAACAACGATTCACGCTACATTAGCGGTGACGATTTAGCAACAGAATTAAACGGATTGAAAAAAGAAATGCCAACAAAAATAATTGGCTTTGAAGATTCAGAAACGTTTGACCAAAACGCAAACAAAAACATCACACGTACAGGATTAAAATTGCATGGGGTATATAAACCTATGATTTTAAATAATACCAACGCCAGGTGGTGCGAAAAAGAGTTTGGCAGCCCATTCATGGAAGACTGGTTGAACAAGCCTTGCGTGTTATTTGCACAAATGGATAAACGTCATGGATGGGTGTCAAGATTAAAAAAATATTATGCACCTCAAATTAGTGATGTCAATGCAATTAAAGCATTAACAGAAGCAACAGACTTGCAAAAGACCTGGATGAGCCTAACAGCAGCAGAAAAACAATTACCAACAGTTATCGCATTAAAAGAAAAATTAAAAAATGAAAATTCACCAAGTAACACAGCGCAGTAAAGAATGGCATGAAATACGTCATGCCAAAATTGGAGGTACATCAGCCAAAGGATTGTTTGTAGATAGCGATACACTGGCAATTGAACTTGCATCAAAGATTATTGAAGGCTATAACGATGACGAGGAAGATGGTTACACAAACGAAGCCATGCAACGTGGCATCGATTTAGAACCACAAGCAATTGCAGCCGTTGAACAATATAGCGGATATAATTTTGATGAGTTTGGTTGGTTAGAATCGGATGAATGCGATTTGTTAGGACTTTCACCTGATGGCATGACTGCTGATTTTACTTATGCTTGCGAGGTAAAATGTCCAACTGCAAAAAAACATTTAGAATATATTTTAACAAACGAAATTCCAAGCGAGTATGTGCATCAGATCATTCATTATTTTACTGTTAATCAAGATTTGCAAGGTTTATTATTTGCAAGCTACAGACCAGAGTTTACAGCTAAGCCTATATTTGTAAAAGAGGTAAAACGCGAATCTGAAATAAACATTGGCACTAAAGCAAAACCAAAAATGATTACCATACACGCAGCTACTGAAATTGCTTTGCAAAACGGGATCCAATTACAAGAAAAAATCAACGAAATAATAAACAAAATAAACTTTTAAAATTATGAACATACAAGGAAAATTAACGCAAGTAACAACACCAGAAAACGGAACATCAAAGGCAGGTAAAGATTGGGTAAAATGTCAGGCAATAATCGAGACCGATGGGCAATATCCAAAGAACATTGCCATCACCATTATGAAAGAGGCTTTGATTAGTGAAATTGCAAGTAAACGCCTGGGCGAATTGGTTAGCTTAGAATGCAACGCGGAAAGCCGTGAGAACAATGGCAAGTGGTATACAGATATTTCACTTTGGAAAATTAACTAACATGACTCAAACACTAACAACAACCGCCTTTCCCTTATCTTTTTTAAGGGGATTAGAGACCAAGTACAACGTCAACATAGACTTGGAATATAACGAGTATTTAAAGGAGAACCCTGCAATGATTCTTGATGAGAGAATGCAATCTATAATTCAGCAATCTTGTGTAATTTTACAGATGAACATTACCGAATTGACAGGTAAGTGTAGGCAGCGCGAATATGTATTGCTAAGACAACTCCTAATGGATTATTTTTACAATAAGTTTCCAGTATCATTAAGGGTTATCGGTTTGCAGTTTGGAGGAAGGGATCATAGCACTATAATTCATTCACGCTCGCAAGTTGAAAACCTCCGCGACACGCACGATCCGTTATTAATGTATTATGAATTAAAATTAAAAGAAATTTTAATTAGTTGATTTTCAAGCAGTTAGAAATTAATGTATACAAGTATCAAATAAAGTATTACATTGCGTCCTACAATTAACAACAACACTAAAAACAATCACAATGACTTATCAAATCAAAAAATTCGAGATTACAGAAAATGGTTTACACTTTAACCAAGAAGTAAAAATCAAAAATCTAAAAACAGAACAAAGTGCAATCAGTTGGTTAAATTCAGCAAGACAAGCAACTATCAGCACAGAATCAAACGGAAGGTATGTTACTCCAGTAGGTGATTGGACATTCAACGTTCTTGCGAGTGAAGCCAAAGGTGATAGATGCGTTATTAACTACTCAATCGAAACCGTTAATGACTAAGAAAAAAGAAACGAGAGGTGGAAAACGAATAGGAGCAGGTAGACCAAAATCTGCTCCTACTTTGGTACTATCATTTAGAGTGCCAAAAGAAAAAGCAAAAACATTAAAACAACAAATTTTAAAATTAATTAAAGCATGCAACTTAGACCTTACCAACAACAGCTAGTTAGTCAAGCCGTTAATGCCACCAGTAGTTGTTTAATACAAGCAGCTACTGGCGCAGGCAAAACTGTAATCATTGCAGGTATCATACAAGCATTGCCAACTAAACGCGTAATTATTTCAGTTCATCGTGAAGAGTTAGTAATTCAAACAGCTAACACACTAAAAGCATTTGGAATTGATTGCGAACCTATAACGGCAAAAGGTAAGTATTCATTAACACGTTGCAATGTTATGGTGGCCATGACGCAAACGTTGTATGCTAGAAGGATAATACCACCAAATGTAGATATACTAATTATAGACGAAGCGCACGAACAGATACACGTTAAAACGTTTGATTTCTTTCCAGACGCAAAACGCATTGGATTTACTGCAACGCCAATTATAAACGAACGCGAAAGTTATTATCAATGCAAATACTGCTACAACATCTATACTAAAAAAACAATTTGCTGCTTTAACGAAGAAGCCGAAAAGTGGTCGCGGTCAATTACACTTAGCGAATTCTACAATGAAATATTTACTGGTCCATCCATTGAAGAATTAATTGAGCAAGGATCGTTAGTGAAAGATTTAGTTTTTAAATACAATTACTACTCTGAAGTAAAAGACATTGAGGATAAAAACGAAATTGCAGCCGAATCAATAAAGCATGACCAAAATGTATTGGCAGAATATTTAGACAAATGTCAAGGCAAAAAAACAATGATCTTTACCGCGTCAACAAAACAAAATCCATCGTTATGCGAAACGTTTAATGGTTATCCTATACGTTCCTACGATTCCGTACATAACAATTCATCAGAGCGCAAAGAAATGGTTGAGTGGTTTAGAAATACACCTGGTGCGATATTGGTTTCAACAGGCACGTTTACAACAGGGTTTGATGTCAAAGAAGTTGAAGCAATAATAATTAACCGACCAACCAAATCACTTAGTTTATATTTGCAAATAATTGGCAGGGGCGCAAGACCAAGCGAAAAGATATTTAAAGACCACTTTATTGTAATTGATCTTGGTGGCAACGTAGACCGATTCATGCCTTGGAGTTACAACCGCGATTGGAAAGATATTTTTTATAACGGCACTGCAAAACCAAAACAAACAAAACCACAACTAATAGAATGCGATTCATGCGGATTTAATTGGCTTGGCTCTGCCCTGGAACCTTGCGCTGAATGTGGTAATTATAATACTGCAAAAGCAAAAGCAAGCAGAACTTTAGAAACCGATAACACCGACAGACTAACAACTACTATTTTTGAAATTAAATGGCCTAACGGAAATAAAATACTTGAATACTGCCAACGCGCAGGTTTAGGCAAAGCAGACTATTGGAATATAATTACGGACCGATATGTTGACTTGTGGAAATTTCATGGCGATGCACAAACGTTTTGCAATCGCATTTCAAACGATACACTTGAACCACGCATTAGATCATACATTAAACAATACTATCGCCTTAGTAATAGCCTTGATGGAATGAACCGAACCAACAACGCACTGACGCAAAAAATTATTGATAAATTAAAAAAACTTTATGGATTATAAGAAAGCCTACCTTGAAACACTCGAGCAACTTTATTTCAAAACGCGTGAAATTGAAGAACGTGACCGATGTGAAGAACAAAACTTGCGCACAGTTGAACACCTTCGATCTATCATCCAAAAGTTTGACGAATCGGTTGACCTACTGGATGGTGCAAGAAAAGAAAATGCAATCAAAACGCTCAAGTCACTTTACTTTGTTTTTAATAGACTTGGCTCAGTTTACTTAGACGAACTTGCAGCGCGCAAAAAATCATTCAAATTACAAAAAGAAAATTTCGAACTACTTAACACAATTAACGAACTAAATGAGCAAATCAGATTACAATTATAACCCAGTAGATTACTTCAACCACTTTGGAGATTTTATATCAATATTCTCAGGTCAAAAAAATTTTAAAATAATATCGTCAGTAAAAGTTCAAATCAAACTTGTTGATGGTTACGATTTGTTTTGCACCGATTTATTAAATGGAACAGTTAAAATTCATCGTGAGTATAAAAATCTTGAGACTGATAGCATCACAACCAAGTTTATGCTATTAACTGAAATTCAATTCAACGGAAAACAAGAACATGCGTTGTCTTATATTAACTATTTTCTATTAAAAAAACCACTTAACTACGTTCGTGTTGGCGATGAGTACATGACAACGTATGTATCTAAGAACAGGTATGGTGCAGAAAACGAAGTTGTCAAACCATTTAGCAAAACAGAAATAATTCAAGACAACGGCAAAGAAATATTAGACATTATTCCAAAATTCAACGATTTTATTATTGAACCAAATAACACATCATACTCGCGTGTTGTTGGTGGATGTTTTAATCAATATTCGGAATTTATGCATAAACCATCAGAAGTTGATACCGACTTTCCTGCAACGGCATTCATGCTAAATCATATTTTTGGTGATGATAACTTTTTATTAGGTGTTAAATACATGCAAGTATTATACCTGCACCCAAAACAAGCATTGCCAATTCTTGCACTTGTATCAACAGAACGTGGAACTGGCAAAACAACATTCATTAATTGGATTTCAATGCTATTTGGCGCAAACTCGGTATTAATAACGCCAACAGACCTATCGTCTGCATTCAATAGCATCTACGCAACCAAAAATATTATAATGGTGGATGAAACTACCATTGAAAAACAATCAACCATTGAACGTTTAAAATCATTAGTAACCGCAAAAGAAATCACAGTCAACATGAAATCAATTGCGCATTACACGCTCCCATTCTATGGCAAAGTAATATTATGCACAAACAAAGAAGATGACTTCTTAAAAGTAGACGAAGCCGAAATCCGTTTTTGGATCCGAAAAGTTCCAGTGCTAAAAGAAATAAATACAAATGTTGAAAAAGCATTATTCGAAGAAATACCTGCATTTCTTAAATTTCTTACCGATATGCCTGCAATTGACTTTTCCAAATCGCGTATGGTTTTTACCCCAGAAGAAATACAAACAAAACAATTATCTGTTTTAAAAGAAGAAAGCAAATCAGGCCTACGAAAAGAAATAGAAATAAGATGCGAAGATTTCTTTTTAAACAATAATATTAAATCATTCGAAGCTACTGCATCCGATATTAAAGAACGTTGGTTTAGTCGTGATAACTCAATTTCGATTCACTATATCACTAAAGTTTTAAAATCCGAAATGAAATTAGACAAAAAAATGTGCAGGTATAATTCCTTTGGAAATATGCACGAAGACAAAAAAACAGGCACACCGTTCACTTTTATAAATACAATTACAAGCGACATTTACAACTCTTTGTAATAAAATCAATACATTAAGGTCGTTTTGTAAATGTAAATATAAAACGTCACTTTAAAATTCTATATTAAAAACACACTTTTTATA